TTTGCACAGCGGGTCTGCCTTCATTTTTCACATCTTCATTAGCCTGTAAATCAGGATAAACTTTATAAACTCTGTCATTCAGCTCACTATAATATTCATCTGAGTCAGCTTCATAACCTTCATTAACTAGATTGTAGTGTGTAAAGTAAGCAAATTGTGTTGCTTGCACATTTTCATCACTACTATTATCACCATACCATTGATTTTTTTCATGCCAACCTTTAGCTTGTGGGCTTGGGTCAGGTGCAACCTGTTGTGGTTGTTGATAATTTTGATGTTGTTCTTGTTGTATTTGTTGTGGATTTTGAAAATTTTGCTGTTGAGCTTCTTCTTGTGCTCTAACTTTTTCTTTTTGTATGCTCAAATCACTTTTTAAAGTGTCAGCTTTGGACATTAAATCAGCATCTCCAGAATCTACAGCTCTTTTGTACAAATCATTGGCTTGCATTTCTTTGGCTTCAATAGTTTCTTTTTCTTTAGCTAACAAATTTTGTTGAGTCTGCAACCTTTCTTGGTTTAGGTGTGCTGTTTCTTGTTGTTTTTGAACCAACATTTGTTCCAGTCTAGCTGCTTTTTCTTCAGCCTGTCTGTTACGTTCATTAAGCTTGTTAATTCTTTTAGATACAGATTTGGTGTAATTTTCTAACTCATCATCTGGGCTAGATTCTACAACTTCCTGTTCTACTACCTCTACTTCAACATCTTCAGCTTCTGGCTGTGTTTGTTGTGCATTTTCTTGTTCATTCATCATAAACTCACTATGTCATCAGGATTGAGAATTGTGGCTATAACCTCATCATCATTAATGATTCTGACCTCTGCACCATCCTCAAGTTTAAACCTAGAGCCAGAGTAACGCCCTATTAAAACCCATTGTTTCTCTTCACACCAAGCTTTTCCAGTAAATCTTTTTTTGTCTTTATAGCACTCAGGACCTTGTTTTACCACATAAGCAACTACAGTAGCCAAAGCTTCTCTGTCTACTGTGCTCTGTGCTAAATGTATGCCTCCTTTAGTTTGAGCTTTGCCAGCATAAGGTAGCACCAACATACGGTAACCTGTAGGTTGTGGCATCCTGTCCAAAGCTGATTTTTCTAACAAAGTTGGGTCTAATACCCTAGCTTCTTCTTTGATATAAGCTTCAGCTACTATGTCATTTGTAGATTTAAGTTGTGCCATTTAACTTCTTTTAAACATATTCTGTAATTCTGTTTCTATATAGTATAGTGCAGATAACTCTCCTTGCAAATATTTATAATGTTCCATGTCTTTCAAACCACCTGACATCATACTTTCAGATATTTGTGACCTCCTAGTTGATATAAATTTTTTAAGGGCATCTATTACTTCGATTTCATCAGGCATTATTTTTTAGCCTTTGATGGTCTACCTCTTTTTTTGCCAGTAGCTTTTGCTTTTGGTTTTGCTTTTGGTTTTTCAACCACTTTTTCTACAACTTCTTCTGTGGGTGTAGGTTCTTCACTTTTTGCAATTCTTTTTAATTTCTTTGCTATTCTTTCAGCACTTGCTTTGGCTTTAGCTTCACTAATCTGTTCAGCTTCAGCATTTGCTAGGGCTTCTTTTGCTCTTTCTAATTTTTTGGCTTCACGCAATTCTGCAACTGCTTTTGTTTTGAATGAAGTTGTCATAATTAATTCCTCTGTTTTGCACCTAATTCTAGTAGCTTGAGTTCAGCATTTTGTTTTAATCTGTCCATAGCTACATCTAGTTTATCATCTGCTATATCTTTTTGCACATTTATCCTATCTTTTTGCAAACTATTTTCTTGCATTTTTTCTTGTGCTCTCTGATTTTGTTTTTGCATAAACTGTTCAGATTGTATATCTAACTCTTTATCTTTTAATTCTAGCTCTGATTTTCTTATGTCAACCAATGGGTCACTGCTTTGTCCTTGACCTATAGACTGTAAAAACTCAGCTGTTAATTGAGCCATAATAGGTGCACTGTATTGGTCAAGTGTCATTTGAATTTGTTGTTGCACTTGCATAGCTTCATCAGGTGACATTTGTTGAATTTGAGCTTGAGTTTCTTGTAGTTGCAACTGTATTTCTTGTGGAATTTGTTGATTGGCAAGTTGTGCTGATAAAAACTGTAAATGTTGCATACAATGACTAATTATAATTGATTGTATCTGTGGGTTATCTTTAACAACTTGTGTCAAAAACAAACTTTTGTGTGTTTCTAAATGTGCTTCATGATTTTGTCCTTCAAAAGCCTGTGCTGGCATACCTAACATCAAACTGCTGTTTTCTGAACCAGCATCAATAGGCTGAGGTGTCATGTCTGGTGGTGGAGGTATCAATGACTCTACATTGTCTATACCTAATGCAGAATACATCCTTTTGTATGCTTCGTACATACCTTGTTGACCATGTATCTCAGGGTTAGATTGAACCATCATTAACAATTCTTGAGCCAATGTTATTCTTTGGCTTTGTGAAAAAATGTTTGGGTCTGAAACTGGTACAATGTCAACACGTCCATCAAAATCTTGTTGTTTTATCTCATTTGGTGCTGTGCCATTTGTAAAAGGATAGGATGGTGGTAGATACTCAGCAAAAACTCTAGCCAGTAAATCAAACTCTATCCTTTGTGCATAGTGCAATCTTTTGTGTATTGCACTCATAACTTTGGTTCCTCTTTCTAACAAAGCTACTGTCGTGCCTACTGGCATAGCTTGGTTCATATCACCTACATTCATATCAGCAATAGCTGCAAATCTTTTACCAGAATCGACCAATAGACCTAGTAATTGCATGAGTACGTTGCTTGGTTCTTTTATAGGCAGAGGTATAAGGTTTTCTCTTAGAGAGCCACCTGTAGTATCAATATCTCTAAATTCACCGGGTTGTAAAGGCTCATCTTCATCTCTAATTCTCATGCCTCTAGCTTTAAAACCAGCTGGTAAATTCGCTAATGTGCCAGCATCTATAAGCTGTCTAAGTATAGAGGTAGAAGCTTTGGACAATCCACCTATCATGTGCGATAGACCTAAACCATAGAATCCAAGACCCGGTAAGAACTTATATTGAACAAAGTAATTAATCTTATTTTTTAGTGGGTCTTGTTGTAAGTAGTTTCTTCTAATAGCTAATACAGTCTCTGTATCTTCATCTATAGTTATTATGTAAGGTAGTTTTAACCCTGTTGGGTTTCCTTGAGCATCTAAATCTTCAAAACCTTCGATGTCTAAGACAGTGTGTATTTCATAAATAACTCTATTTCTGTCTTCTTTGTAGCTAGGTGACACACCTTGTATCTCGTCAATAGTAGTTTCCACATCACTATCATCATCTGCATAGCTATTTTCAGGCATATCAACATTTGCATAAAAACCTGTTAACTGTTGTTTTTTCACCTCGTTTAAGGACATGTTGATTACATGTGTAATTCTTTCTGCTGAAGAAATATCACTAGCCTCGTAAGGCACAATCAAATCTTCTGGTGGTATAAATTTAGATACAGCTTTGTTTGTTACAAAATCAAAGTAGACTTTTTTGAACGCACTACCAGCTAGTGGTAAGTAAAATAACAACATATCAAGTTCAGGGTCATATTCTTTCATTACATTCATGATGTAATAATTCATAAACTCTTGTACTCTTTCAGCTTGATTTTCTGTCTCTATGGTTCTAGCACCTAGTATTTCTGTCTTTACAGGTCCTTTAGCTGGCAACATTTCTTTGTAAGCTTGTGCTTGGAACTGTGTCACTGCTTCTGCTAATATTGGGTGAACTACACCAGAGCTACCTTCAAATGGTTGCGATCTCTGTTCATCAAACTTCATACCAAGATACTCAAGACCTTCTTTGTATGTTTTTTCCCACTCACTTCTTGATTGCTTGTCACCCTTGATTGAGCTCGTCAAGTCAGATGCAAGTTTCTTAGCTACATCTTCAGATATAAATTCTACTAAATTTGAGTTGAAGTCCATTTGTGGCATTGGTTCTTCAACCAACTCATCACCAACCAAAACCTCATTTTCATTGACGAGTATCTGTGCTGCGTCAGATATAAGTTCTTCTCTAGTTGGTTCTTGCTCAACTGTTACAGCTGACCCTTGTTCCATAATATTAGGGTCATTTTCTGTTCCTAGCATTTTATCTACTGCCATAATATTAAGTGTAGCACTCTTGGGCTTGTTGTGTAATCCATAGATAATAAATCATCAGTAATAAACTGTCCTATTTTTTTGTAAAAATTTAGCTTCGTCTTGATAGTCTTCTTTCAGTGATAAGAAACCACCTTGCCTAAATCTCATCAGTGCCATGGTTGTGCTATCACAAAAATCGTCATTATCACCAAATGGAAAAGACGCTAACTCTTCTCTTACTTCGTCTGCAAAATCTTCGTCAGGAGCCCAAACCATACCAGACTCAAATATAGGAGCTACACTATTCATTCTAGCTATCTTGTCTTGTCCTCTACTGGGTGAATAAGCAGTAACAGGTATGCCCATACGTCTTAGCTCTTGTGTCAGTGGTGTTCCTGATGCTTTTGCCTCAATGAGAACACAATCAGGTTCCCAATATTTATACTCATCAAAAGCTATTCTTTTTAACTCAGGAAAGTCTACTCTGTATCTTTTTGCATCTAGTAGTATTATTTGCTCAACACCATCTTCACCTTCAAAGATAGCCCAAGTAGTTATTGCAGAATAGTCAGCTGTTTCTTTTTTAGAAAAAGCAGTATCGTAACTTTGTATGACGTAGCTGTAATCAGGTATATCTTCGTATTTCCATAATTGCCACCATTCTCTTTTTACAATAGAACCCTCTTCAGCTGTTGGATTCTGCATCCACTGTGCGTTCCATTTAGATACTGGTAAAGATGCTTTTACAGACATGAGTTCTTCTTTTTTCCAATATTCACCCCAAAGTGGATTTTCAGTTTCAGGTAATATTGCTGGAAACTCTACTACTTCCCACTGGTCAGCATTGTCGTCACTTTGTTTTTTCAATACCTTACCAACCAAGTCTTTAGTGCTCCATCTAGTCATAACTATGACTATCGTTCCACCGGGTTGTAGCCTTTGTCTAGGTCCTGACGTGTACCATTCATAAGCTGACTCTAGTGATTTGGGCGATAAAGCATCTTGCTCTGAGTGTGGGTCGTCAATAATCAATAAATCAGCACCACGACCTGTAATCGCACCACCTACACCAGCATAGAAAGATTCACCTTCTTGGTTTGT